GTGGCGATCAGGGCATTGTCCCTGGCATCCATGACGTGCCAGACATCAGGGTCGAAACCGCCACCACCGCTGCGGACCGCTTCAAGAAACTGGCCCTGGGCGCGCGTCGGTGCCAGGGCGAAGGCGTTTGATCCACTCATCGGGGTTCAACCTCCGCGAATTCGGAATCGAGGCAGGTGTCGATCAGCCGGACGGCCATCACCAGCTCAGCGCCGTCGATCTCAGCCCCCTGACCGTGCGGGATGTCGGTACCGGCGAAGTACTGGTGCGCCTCGCTCATCTTCGGCCACTTGAAGCCACCGCCCGGCTGCATCTTCGGCACGCGCACGATGTTGGTGGAGCGCCGCATCGCACATTCCACCTCCATGTCTGGCCAGATCACGCCGAGGTCAGCCGCAGTCCGGCGCAGCACGCGCGTATGGAACTCGGCGTTGTACGCGACGAAACGCTCCGAGACGGCCGCGTAATCCAGGAACCGGCGCAGCACCACGGCCTGCGGCTGGCCATACTGCGTCACGTAGACGCCATCGAGTCCGGCGTGGAACAGCGTTTCACCGTCGAGCGTCCAGGACGCCTCGGGCTTGACGAACAACACCTCGGGTGTCGCCTCACCGCCCGCGCTGTCCGCCTTGAGCAGAGAGAGACGCAGCAGGTGTGGCTGTTGCGGCGCATCGGCAGGCAGCTCCCAGAGCCACGGGCCGGTGACGTCGCAGTGAAAGTAGGTGGTGGTCAAAGCCAAACTCTCCTCTCAAAGATGATGGCCGGCCCGGCGATTGCTGGAAGCGTTTCGGGATCCGTGCCGGGTTGGCACTTGAGCGAGTACGCGCGGTAGATCGCGGTCGCGGCGTCGTTCCGTGGCAGTCCCTTGTCTTGGAAATCCTCATCGACGAACATGTCTGCCGGCTTGCCGTTGTGCAGAACCGTGACGTGTTCGAGCTTGCCGCCGTCAAGCAGCGGCCTGATGAGATCGCGGATGCGGTCGTAGCCGGGATCATGCGGCCAGTCGACGTCGCGCCGCTCCGGCTCGGCTTTGCCGGGCAGGTAGATGCCGTATGGCGTTTTCACCGCACGACCGCCCTCTGTTCGGATACCCAGCGGATGCCCGGGATGATGCTGCGGCTGTTCTTGTCGCGGGCGAGTGCGTCGAGAATGGCCTTGTTCGGTACTAGCAGGTTCGAGGGCTGCGTGCCCGCAGCCACGGCGCGCACGAGTGCCATCAGGCCGCCAGTGGCGGGATCCTCGGCCCAGCTCCAGCGCGTCCGCAGGCTGGTGGTGGTACCGAGGTCGCCGCGGACGCGACTCAGCGCCGCAGGGCTCGCCGCAGCAGCAGCGTGCATGTCCTCGGCCGCCTGCTCGGCTTCGATGGCGCGGTCCATCGTGGCGACGTCACCGCTGCGCTCGGCCATTGCCGCGAGGTTCGCAGCTTCTTCCCGCTTGCGTTGGGCCTCTTCCTCGGCCGTCTTGCGGGCCGCATCGGCGCGGTCCTTGGCGTACTTGTCGATGTGACTCATGACGCCGGCCCGCGCGTTCTTCAGCGGATCAATCAGCGCCGCCCACCAACTGTTGACGATGCCGGTAGCCTGACGGATCGGGGCGCCCGATTCCATGCGGGCGGTATCGAGCGACTTGATCTCGTCGCCGAGCTGCCGCGCGAAGGCCGAAGCGCGGCCTTGCGTCTCGTCGTCCTTGATGCCGTCTGGGTTGGCGGCAAGGAAGCGCAGGTTGGCGGCCATCAGTTCGCCGCCGCGCTTCCGGCGGTCGCCGTAGCCGGCCTCCATGTTGTCGCTCAACCACTCCGGTGCCAGCACGACCGCGAGGTCGATGTAGGCATGACGGCTGTTGTCGCCGATCGTCGCCGTGGCTTCGCTGATGGCCTCGGTGACAGTCGCGGCAATCGTTTCCTGCGTTCCCATCTCTCTCCTGTCCTCAGTAAACGGGGGGTAGCTGCGCCAGCACGATCGGCTCGCGCGGCTTCGCGCCGGGGTGTGCCGGCGCATAGCGCTCGGCGAAGCCCCGGACGCGCTGCATGTGCTCGTACTCGGCCCGGTCGATGACGTGGCCGCTGAGCCAGATCTCGAACACCTTGGGGGCATGCGCGGGATCGGCCGCGGCTTCGAGCCGCTCGCCGTTCAGTTCGGCCCACCACAGGCCGGCTTCGTGGCGGATCGCCGCCGGAACCCAGGGCCCGCGGCGCACCAGGCGGCAACGGAAGAGCCCGGGCTCCGGCTGATCCACACGGCGCGGCGGCATGTTGTCACGCATGGACCGGGAACTCCTTCGCGACCGCCTGCACGACGCGGTAGACTTCGCGGGCCTCCTCGATGCTGCGGATCTCGGCAGTGTGGTACTGCCGGCCGAGGCGTTCCGAGATCAGCACGTAGACTTCTCCGCGCTGCATCCGGCCGCTCTGCCAGAGCGGGTCGAGGATGCGGTGGATGTGCCGCCTGGCACCCTTGATCTCCGGTGTCGGGATCACGCCGAGCGGGCGCGTCGGGTTGTTTGTCTTGTGGTGGCAGCCGACGAAGTTGCGGCAGACATCGCAGCGCCAGAACGGCAGTTCCGCAAGATCGGCGCGGCCTGAGTAGACTTCGGCACCATTCGTCAGGCGCGCGGAGACCGTCTTGCCGCAGCCGCAGCACCAGATCTTGCGGGGGGTGGGCATCAGTTCACGTGCTCCGGCACCGTCTCGACCGCGAGCTCGGAGGGGTCGGCTTCGAGTTGCCCGAGATCCGTGTCTCGAACATCGCCGTGGCGGTGCGCTGATCGCGGCGCCGGATCAGCGCGTCCATCGCCAGGCCGGTCGCGACGGTGGTCAGGATCATGCAGCGATCGGTGGCGGAGCGATCGGCCAGCTCCTTGACGATGCGCTCGGTGATGTCGCCAGCCAGCTTGGCGTTGGCGAGAGCCGGCCCCGACAGCAAGCGCGTCGCTTCCTCGCGCATCGGCAGCCGGGCCACGCCCGCCGGCAACTCGCTCGTCCCCGGAGCCTGAGGTGCCAGGGTCCGCGCCACCACGGCGAGGGACTGCGCCAGCAGCTTCGCGTCATGCACCCCGATCGGCAGCCCGACGACGCCGTGTGCCTCCAGGGTGTCGCGGTAGCTGATCAGCAGGGCGGCGCAGCGCTCAACCTGCTCCAGTTGCTCGGCCACGATGTCGAGATGGATCGCCGTCAGCCGGAGCCGTTCGCCGGACGGCGCGATGCGGCGGTCACACATCCGCGCCGCCTCGTTCAGCGCCTCCACGTCGGCGCGCAGCACGCGCGGGTTCAAGGGGGCCGCGGCCGCGGTGCAGACCTCGGGCTGCGCAGTCTGCGCGCTGCTCGCGTGGCCTTCCGGTTCCACGCGATCCGCGATCGCGGCCACGATCTCCGGCAGTTCGTCGGTGACCACCAGGGTGCGCGCAGCAGCAACGGGAGCGGCGCGAAGCCCTCGCGCGAGCCGGTCCAGTGCCTCGTGGATTGGGCGCGCGGGAAGGGCGGGAGTCATGCCGCGGCCTTGTGGCCGGCGTTCCGTGCGCGGCGGCGTGCCAGCAGTGCGTTGCGGCGGGCGAGGTGAACCTGGCGCCCGGCCTCCTGGCGCTCGGCCTTGGCAGTGGCACGCGATGCGGCGCGCATGCGTTGCCGGGTCATCACGCCGTCAGAAGGGACGGGCTCATCATGGAACATTGCGGATATCCTGCGTTGAGACTGGCGGGGATGGATCAGGCCGCGGCGCGCGACTTCGCCGCCTCGGCGCGGTAGCGGCGTGCGGTGGCGATCCCGGACGAGATCAGCCGCAGCCCGTCGAGCACGCCGCCCAGCTCACCGAGGGCGCTGGCCATGTCGGTCTGGGCGTCCACGTAGGCGCCGGCGACATCCTCATCGGCATCGCCGGCGGCGCTGGCTTCGACACCGAGATCGTGCTCAACGGGCAGCAGCAGCTTCTTCGCCTGGTCGATCAGCTTGCTGGCCTCAGCGATGGCGACCGGCAACGGCTTCAGGTCGGCGCTGGCATCGCGCGCAGCGGTCAGAGCGGTGATGGCGTCGTCCATGTGCTCGGGATCGATGATGGTGCAACCGCCGCCAATGCTGCCGCCGTGCAGGTAGACGCTGCCGGTGCGATAGATGCTGGCCGTGCAGGCGCCGACCATGATGTCAGTGATTTCCGACCGAACGGTGTCGGTGACGTTGGTGTCCATGACGATCTCCCTATTCTGGGGAATTATATACATTACTCCCTCGCTCCCTCATAACGCTGCCCATTGTGGTTTTGGATATGCCAACGCTTCCAAGCCCAACCTTTTAGCCTTTGCACGACCAGATTTATTCAATGCTCGCCAATAGAGATGCTTGCCGTCATCCCAATGCGGTTCAATCGTGTGATCCGGCAACCGGATGGCTAATTTCGTTGGGGAACTCGTTCCCCAACGAGAGTTACAAGATCGACAAGGATGGAAAACTCCGTTAATCATCAGGCCGTCCTGTCGCCGTTCACGCTGCCCCGCATAAGCCCATGAAGCCGCTTGGTAGATGCCCCGTGGTGCCCATGCGTGGCATCGGCGAACGACACCAACAGGTCCATGGCCTTCCTACGGGCCAGGAAACGCACGGTCGCAGCTATCAGGCCGGTCAACGATACCGCCGCGTCATCCCGGCGCACCAAACGCGATAATTCCCAGACATCTTCGGACCATCGTGTCGGCGGGATAGAAAAGAAGCACGCGGCTATCACTTGACCTTGATCTCCGAACAGTCCGCCATCCGCATGCCAAGTCCCAACGCATTGCAAGTTGGCAGGCACACGGCCGCTGTAGTGAAATCGTTCCACCAGTTCAGACGCTTCGGCCACTAGACCGATTCTGAAATGATTAGAGGGAGTCATCTATATAATTCCCCTATTCTGCGGCCAGCAGCGCGGCCGGCGTCTCGCGCCGCGCCAGATCGACGACACGCTGCAGGCGCCGCTGCTCTCGCATCGCATCGTGCACGGGGGCCAGCACGAGGCGGCGCTGCCAGTACCGGAGCGCCCGTAGCGCGAGCCGGACCTCTTCGCTGGCCTCGTAGTGCCGGCCTTCGTAGATCGCGTCGCGGACCCATTGCCGGGTCTCGCGGACCCGGCGCGCGGCGAGCGACTGGTAGGTGTCGCTCCGCGGAAGCCCCGTGGCCGGCAACTTCGCCGGGTCGAGGTCGCCGGCGAACTCAGGATAAGGCCGCGGGATCACCACCAGCGGCGGGGCCGGCTGGGCTTCAAGAGCGGTGCAGAGGCCGGTGAGCATCTCAGGCGACCTCTGATGTCACGAACTGGCCGAACCCCAACCCGCGCAGCGCCGTCTCCGTGGCCCGTTGCGCCGCATCGCGATCGGTGTCCGACCAAGCGCTGCGCCCGCCGCGACGCGCGGAACGGTTCGCGGCGTCTGTGCCGGCCGAATGGGCGATGCGGAGAGCGGCCTGGAGGGTGAGATCGGGACGTGACATCGGGGGTCTCCTCGTCGCGGGAGCGAGGGGACACTAAGCGACGCCTAGCGAAACGTCAATAGGCACAGCCTAGCGAGATTGTCCTTTTTGCGTACCGGAGTCGCACCTAGCGTTTGCCTATTGATATTCCGCTAGGCATCGCTTAGTGTCCAAGGCATGCAAAGTGAGATCGTAAAGCGGGCGATCGCGGCAGCCGGCGGTCCCACGGCCCTCGCGAGGGAGTTGGGGATCAGGATGGAGTCGCTCTATTCCTGGGAAGACATCCCACCCAAGCGCGTTGCCGCAGTGGCCTGCGCCAGCGGCATCCCGCGTCACGAGCTGCGTCCGGATCTGTGGGATGCGCCCGCCACCGAATCGCGTGAGGCCGCCTGATGCCGCCGCTGCATGCACGTCTGGCCGCCCTGCTGCAGGACGCCGCCCAGGCGCGGCACGGTGTTGCCGCACTGGCGCGCGAATTGGGAATCAACGCGTCGCAGCTCTCCTACCTCATCCATGGCCGCCGATTCGTTTCCGTCGAGCAGGCCATCGCCATCGAGCGTGTGCTGGGCGTGTCGGCGCGCGAGCTGCTGGTCGAGGCGTGCGTGTCGCGCGTCGATGAAGAGCTGGCGAAGCGAGGTGTGACATGACCGCGGGTATCATCGTCGTCCTCATCATCGTCTCGTATTGCGGGTTCTGCGTCGCATGTGAGCGGCAGCGGGAGCGTCGCGTGGCCGAGACCCGGCGACGCGCGGACGACCAGGGCTGGGTGCAGCGGTGATCACTGCCCTCATGCTGGTGCCATGGCTCTGCGCCGTCGGCGCCTTGCGGTGGGTGACGTGGGACTGATCCCCGCCATTCTGCTGGCCGACGTCGCCTGCATCGGGGCCGCGGTGCTTGCCCTGGCGTGGCTGTTCGGGGGCTAGCAGCGTCGCACCATGTTCCCCTTCGCCACACACAGACTCCGGCCGACTGGTGCTACTCCATGCGATGCGGCCCGGTGTGTGACGCGCGTCAGCGGGGGGCCGCTACCCGGTAACGCCGGGCGTCCCGCTGGCGTCGTTTCCGCGTGCGTGGCCGCGGTCATTCGCCACGCTGGCGTCTCCTCCCCCAACTCGCGGCCGGTCGCAGGGCCGGCCGCACTTTCCCATTGCCACCCGAGGCACACGAACGGCAACCACGCGGGCTTCCTCACCTCTCCCGCGCTGCTGCTGCTGCGACCCTCGGCGCCCGGCGCGGTGCGTGTGGCCGCGTCGGGACCAACCCCTCGGTACGATCGTGTAGCCGCAGCGCCTGTTGCCGCGACTGCATCATCCCACCGCGCGTGCCGGCGCCCGTCCATGCTCCCCAGCACCGGGCGCCTGCCGTTGTCTACCGTCGCCAAAGTCTGTGCACCGACCTCCATCCTTCGTTGCTCCCGTCTCGCTGCCAACGGCCGACGCACGATTCCCGCCACTCTCGAAAGCATCACGGTCAAGGACGGCATCAAGGCCGCCCTGACGATGTCGAAGTTCGAGGAGCGGCGACACGAGCTGATCGACTGCCAGGGGGCGCGCGTGCTGATCGTGGTGGCCGACCCCGAGGAGTACGAGGGCGAGCGCAAGCCGGCGCCGATCACGCCGGACCAGCCCGAGATGCCGCTGGGCGACACGTCGCCAATGAACGAGGCGCCGATCTGATGGTCCGCCTGCGCCCGTATCAGGAGGCCGCAGTCCAAAGCCTCCGGCAGGCGTACATGACAGGGGCCGCCGCGCCCCTGCTGTGTGCTGCCACGGGTTCGGGCAAGACCGTGGTTTTCTCCGCCGTGGCGCTCGGCGCCTACGGCAAGGGCAACCGGGTGCTGATCCTGGCGCACCGCGCCGAGCTGATCCGCCAGGCCAGCAACAAGCTGCGCGACGCCGGCGTGCCGCACGGCATCATCGCCCCGGGTTATCCCGAGACCGACGATATGGTGCAGGTCGGCTCGGTGCAGACGGTGGCGCGCCGTCTTGCGCGGCTGCCGCGATTCGCGTTGATCGTCATCGACGAGGCGCACCATTCCGTCGCCGGCCAATACCTCGCCATCATCAAGTCGCAGCCGCAGGCCAAGCTGCTCGGCGTCACGGCGACGCCGGAACGCCTCGACGCCCGCGGCCTCGGTATCGCCGCCGGCGGCGTTTTCGATCGCCTGGTGATGGGCCCGCAGGTCGCCGAGCTGGTCGCGGCGGGCTATCTGACGCCGACGCGCGTCTGGGCGCCGGTCACGGGACCGGACCTGTCCGCAGTGCGCACCATTGCTGGCGACTACGATGCCCGCCAGCTCGCCGCGGCGATGGACAAGGCAGCCATCACCGGCGATGCGGTGCTGCACTACGCCCGGCATGCGCCGGGCCTGCCGTGCATTGCGTTCTGCGTCTCGGTGCAGCACGCCAAGGACGTCGCCGAGGCATTCCGCGCCGCCGGCTGGCGTGCGGTGGCGGCGCACGGCGAGATGCGGCCGGCCGAGCGCGATGCCGCACTCGGCGGCCTGGCCCACGGCAGCGTGCAGGTGGTGTGCGCGGCCGATCTGATTTCCGAGGGACTCGATGTCCCCGCGGTTGGCTGTGTCACCCTGTTGCGGCCGACCCAGAGCCTGTCGCTGCATCTGCAGCAGATCGGCCGCGGCCTCCGCCCGATGCCGGACAAGACGCACCTGGTGGTGCTGGACCACGCCAACAACACCGCCGCGCATGGGTTCGCGGAGACGCCACGGCAATGGTCGCTGGAAGGCCGCAGGCATCGCCGCGCCGTGCCGGCGATCCGGCAGTGCCCCGCCTGTTACGCCGTCTTTCCTCCGCAGCATCGTTGTCCGTGCTGCGGACATGAGTTTACCGCGGCGGCCAGCAGCCCCCGCGAAGTCGAGCGCCGCGCCGGCGAGTTGGCCGAGCTGCGCCCGGAAGACGTGCAGCTCAAGCGCACCAGCCTCGACGCGCTGCTGGCCGAGGCGCACTCGCTGCACGACATGCACAATCTTGCGCATCAGCTCGGCTACAAGCCCGGCTGGGCGTGGATGCAGTGGCAGCGGCGACTGCAGCGGAGAGCGGCATGATCGAGATTGCCATCACCGGCGTTCCGAACCACATCACGGTTGGGCTCGACCCTGATCTGCAGGAGCTGGTCGAGCGCTTCCTGACGCGCCTCCCAGCGCCAGACCCGGCGCATGGCGTGGTCACCGTGGCCGATGCTGCTGTCGCGAAGATCGCGGCGGCTGATCTCACCACGCCCGACAAGGTCGCTCCGCCGACGCCACCCGACGCACCAGAACAGCACGATGAGATGGCGCCTCCGCCAGCGCCAGTGCCGAAAGTTCCGAACGTCCTCGGGGCCGCGATGCAGGTCGTCGTGCGTCCGGCAACCCAGAAGAGCCCCGGACCTCCGGTAAAATGGACTCCCGAGCGTGTCGCACTGGTGGAGCAGAAGTGGGGCGACGGTCTCTGGGAAGACGCCATCCTGCCGGAGGTCAACAAGCTGCCCGGCCCCCATATCGAAACCTCGAAGGCGGTGTGGGTCGTCATCAAGAAGTGCCACTTCAAGCGGCGCCCGGGCTGTGTGCCGGATCCGCGGAAGTCGCCCGTCCTGGCGTCGGACCAGAAGGCTGCGATCCCGGAACCACAGCCGAACGCGGCAGCACCAAGGGCCGCCGAACCCCCGCCGATCACTTCGGGGACGAAGCCGGTTTCCCCGGCACCTGAGATCACGGCGGCACCTTCCCCGGCGCCGGTTGTGCTGCCGCTTCCGCGGCCGTACGGCCGCATCGAGATCGGCTGGAACCAGGCCACAGCGCTGGCGCGGAAGATTGGCCTGCCGCGCTTCAATGGCGACATGGAAGGGCTGAACCAGCATCGCCGGAAGTGGCGGCTACCCGAGTTCGTGCTGGTCGAGCCGTTTGGACCTGGCTCAAGCCCGAGCGGTCTGGCGCCCGCGAAGACGGCGGAGCCGGACAAAGCGGCATGACATACCGACCGATCTCCGATGAATGGATCCTGGCGCGCCCGCGTCTGCGAGAAGGCGCGAAGCTGTTCGGTGCCTACCCGGGCGGCTATCTCGAACGCGCCCGCGCGTTGCTCGGGGTCCACATCAACGATCCGGTCCTGCACGGGAACCTCTTTCAGGAGTGGTGCGAGGCGTGGTCGCGAGAATGTCTCCGCGTTCTCAAACCCGGCGGGCACTTCGTCGCCTTCGGTGGCTCGCGCACCTACCATCGGCTTGCTTGCGCTGTTGAGGACGCGGGCTTCGAGATACGCGATCAAATTCAGTGGATTTACAAAACTGGATTTCCGAAGTCGCGCGCTTCGCTGAAACCGGCGCATGAGCCGATTGTATTGGCCCGCAAGCCGATGATTGGCACCATCGACGCCAACGAATTGAGCGCCGGGTTGCTCATGTCTCTGGAACCGATGCGCCGTTGTTCGCGGCTGCAAAATGAGTGGAAAAGGGAGTCATGTATATAGTTCCCTATCCGAAGTACGTCCGTGGCCCCGCGTTCTCGCCGTCGCTGCCGGTTCCGGATGCCCTCTACTACCAGGACGGTGACTGGCACGAGATGATGCCGGCGCGGCGGTGCCCGCTGCCGGAGTACGTGCCGGATGTCGTCGCCGGGGCATCGGCGCCGATCCAGCTTACGAACTGGAAGATCCGGGCGCTGCGGCTGGCGATTCTGCTTGGCGAAACCGGCTACCTGACCCGCGACGATTTCCGCGCCGTGGACGTCGATATCCGCCGCTGGATCGATGGCTCCCGCTGGCTGGTACCGGATCCGGCCGGCCGTGGCTTCATCGCCGGACCTCGGCTGCCCGACTTCAAAGGCCAGCATCCCAGGGTCTGGGAAGAGATCAAGGCCGTCCCGAAGAAGTGGCAGCGGCGACAGGCCCCGTTGCGATTCGCTGGAGAAGCGGCATGAGCGCCAGCAACCTAATACCGCTTCCGATACGAGAGGTGCCCCGCAGCAGTCCGTACGACGAGTTCTGCGCGGCCCGGCGCGCAATGGTGGCGGCGTTCCGTCGTTGGCTGGCCGCCGCCCCGGAAGGCTACCAGGTCACGGCGGAGATCGACGTTACCGCTGCGGGGATGCGTCAGATCTTCACGGCGGAGGGGCAGAATTGAGCGAGTCCGAGCTGCAGGCCCACATCCGCCTCGCCATCGGCCGGGTACCGCACGCCCGGTTGTTCCGCAACAACCGCGGCCTGTTCTGGGCCGGCAAGGTGATCGCCTCCACGGAGGATACCGTCACGCTGTTGCATCCGCGCCGGCAGGAATGCGGACTCTTGCAAGGAGCGTCCGACCTGATCGGCTGGACGAGCGTCGTGGTTACCCCGGACATGGTCGGACATCTCGTGGGGCTGTTCACCGCCGGCGAGGTCAAGCCGCGCGGCGGTCGCTTCGAGATGGGACAGCGCGAGTTCCTGGCCGCGGTCGCGGCCGCCGGCGGTCTCTCGGCGGTGCTGGGCTCCGACGACGATGCCCGGCGACTGGTGCGTGCAGCATGATCGTCCCCGAACTCCCGGCTGACATGATCGAGGAGGCAGCCGAGCTGCTGTGCATGGGCCAGGGCGGGGGCCGCGCGGCCTGGCTGGATCTGGTATCCGCCCTGCCTCTCGAGACCGCTGATGCCTACGCCCCGGCCGTGGTCGCAGTGGTTTACCGGCGCCGCCCGGAGCAGGCCGCCCGTGTTGCGGCGTGGCCCAAGGACCCCGCCGACATGATGCTGCACGGCTACCCCGACCCGCCGCCACTCGCCGGCGTGCTGGCACTCGCGCATGATTGGCCGATCCGCTCGAAGCTTCGCCGCGACGAGCAGGCACGGCGCCAGCGCGAGTACGACGCCGTCACCCGGCTCGAATCGCCGCGCCGTACCCGCTGGCTGCGCGAGCAGTTGCTCGGCTACGCCGTGATGTGTGCCACCTGCGCGCTGTTCGGCGTGGAGTGGCCGGACGGCGCCGATGAAGTTGTCGGTGCGGCGGTCCGCCTCGGTGCGCAGGTCGACCTGCCGGACACCTCAGCGCGCCAGGCCGGCGCCGCGATCTGGTGCGAGGGCAACGATGTCGCACGGCGTTTCCACGATACCCTACGGCGCCGGATCTGGCCGCTTTGCGCCAGCCGGGAACCGGGTGAGCAGATCCTTTCCGCAGCCGAGGCGGTGCACGAGCGGTTCGGCGGCTGGCTCGTGCCCAGCGACGCGCTCATCGAGGAGTGCCGCCGGGTCGCAGCGCAGACAATGAGGCGCAGGCGCCATGCAGTCCGCTGATCCGATCTGGGGCAGCAAGCCCCGACTTTCGGTGGTGCACGACCAGGACACGCCCCCGCTCGTATTGCGTCCGGCACGGTTGCCCGACCCGCATACGATCCCGCCGCGGCAGTGGCTCTATGGCACGCAGCTCCTCCGCGGGTTCGTCACGGTGCTGGTGGCGCCCGGTGGCACCGGCAAGTCCATCTACGCCATGACCGTCGCGGTTTCCTGCGTGCTGGGCCGCGGCCTATTACGAGACCACGTGTTCGCCTGTACCAACGCAGCAGTGCTCAACCTGGAGGACCCGCTCGACGAGCTGGACCGCCGCCTCGCCGCGATCCTGCTGCAGCACAACGTCGACGAGACCGATGTCGCTGGTGGGCTCTTCATGCACTCGGGCGAGGACCGCCCGGTCACCATGGCGGCAATCTCGGAGGACGGCTTCAGCATCATCCACCCCGACGAGGTCGCGCTGATCGAGCAGATCAAGATGCACGAGATCGGCGTGCTCGTGGTTGACCCATTCGCCGAGTCCCACAGCCTCGAAGAGAACAGCAACCCTCAGATGGTCAAGGCGGCGGCGGCGTGGCGACGCGTTGCCCGCGCCACGAACTGCGCCATTTTCCTGATCCATCATGTGCGCAAGGGCGCGGTGTCGGACATCGACGCGGCGCGCGGCGCCAAGGGCCTGACGGACAGCGCCCGCGTCGGTCTCATCATGTCGCCGATGGGCGAGGATGACGGCAAGGACCTTGCCATCGCGCCAGAAGACCGCTGGCAGTACGTGCGGCTGGACAACGCCAAGGCCAACATGGCGCCGCGTGGCAACAAAGCGACGTGGCTCAAGCTGGAACAGGTAAAGCTGGGCAACGGCACCCAGGACTACCCCAACGGCGACACCGTGGCGGCCATGGTCGCCTGGGACCCCCCGAAGGTGACGGACACGCTGAGTGTCGACCAGTGCAACGAAGTGCTGGACGCCATCGCCGACGGTCCTGGCGAGGGCGTTCGTTACACCCACTCGCGCCGCGGCAAGGACGCCTCCCGGTGGGCCGGCACCGTCCTGGTGCGACTGTTCGGGTTGACCGACCTCGAATCCGACAAGGTGATCGAGACATGGGTGCGCAATGGCGTTCTTGTCAGGGACACTTACCGCGATCCCGTCCAACGCAAGGATCGGATGTGCGTCCGCGTGGTCGACGCCAAGCGTCCGGGTCCCGTGTCGTGAGCGAGTTTATGGCGCAGTTTGTGGCGCAGAAATGGCGCCCAAAGGGGGCGGTGCGCCATAACGCCGCCTTACGGCGGCGCCGTTATGGCGCAGCCCACCGCCCCTGGGTCGAAATGGCGCATGTTATGGCGCAGTTTATGGCGCACCTTACGAACCGGCGGGGGGAGCGGAAAGGCAGCGCGGTCGGAACGTTCGGCGTGTCAGGGAAGCTAACGAACATCATGTCCTTGGACCTTGCTCACTCCGTCCACCAGCCACCCCGCGACATCGGCGAGGCGCACCATGCCGCCATCACGGCGAAGTACGCTGCCGGACAGCATGGGCTGGAACCCACGGCCACGGACTGGCGGGATGCCGTGCTCGCGATCTGCGCCGCGGTGGCCGGTGAGGCCAGCTCGGCGCGCTACATCGGCCCGACACGGTTCGACCGCGAGATCTGGCGTGTCACGTTGTGCGGAGTTCCGGTGCGCGTGGTCTACCAGCCCGCGGACGCGCTGATCGTCACCGTGCTGCCGAGGCACATCCTGGGACTTCCAGATGTCGAGAGGGCCGATTGACCGCCGATGCCGCTTCCCCCCGCGCCGATGGCAGGCGTCGCCGGAAACCATGGCCCTATGCCGGCGAGCCGCTGGTGCCGCCGGACCCCGGCCCCGGCGAATGCGCCTGTAAGCGCCTCGATCGGCTCCGCGCCGAAGTCCCGCACATGCTCGCCGCAGCTCTGCAGCCGATCCATGCCGCGGACCGCAAGGTCGCGACCGAGACGCTGATCCGGATCCGCGCCAGCTCCCGTGGTGATCTCGTCGATGCCCAGGACCTCGGCCCCGCGATCCGGCGACAGGAGATCCGGAACGCCGACGGGACCGTGCTGCGGGAGCCCAGCGCCGTACCGGCGGAATGGCGCGACCCCAGCGACACCGACCCGCACCGCCGGACCGCACGCAAGATCGCGGCATCCAGGGCCACCGATCCGCTGCATGATCTGCAGCGTTCCCGCTACATCACCCGCCGGCACAGCCGCGCTGCCCGGCGATGGCTCGACGACTACGAGCGCAGCCAGGTCAGCATCGGGTCGACGGTCGAGCGGATCGGCATGGCA